TGTAATGTAAGCACAATTGAAAGCATGAAGTGGGAAGGAAAGAGAGGATAGTGGTTTAACCTAGCCAACTTACCGTCTATAACCACCAAGGTAGACGGGGCTTGATTAACTAACTAGCTATTTGCTAGCCAGCTAATTTTTACTGAACAGCAGGTCCGAACTGCTTGACGAAGCCGGGCTTGATAAGAGCAACAGCATCTTCAAGAGAAACATTCGCACCACGCGAATAGTTTCGCACAACAAGACGGAACTGAGTCTGCACATCATCCTTCCAAGTGAGTTCAACGAACTCAGCAAGTGGGTCAGATGCAGCGGTGTAATTGGCGTCGTTGTATCCACCAATCAAATAAGCAACCAGCGTAGGTTCATCCTTTACGCCAGTAACTTCCATGAACTGTGGAATCTTCGTGGGCAGCGTATCCGGCTTGCTCTCGTCGAATGCTTCCCACGTAATGACAAGCGGCGATTTACCGCGAGTCTGTCCAACACGAACACGAACACCAACACCAGTGCGCTTGCTATTCTCTTCGTCAGCATCAACCTCTTTAAGCTCCTGATTCAAATCACGAGAAACCTTCTCATCCTTTGATTCAGCAAGCTTCGCACGAATAGCAGCACGCTCAGTCTCAAAATCGCGCGCCTTGGTGATTTCCGCCGGGGTCGTTGCGTTTGTCGCCATGTTTGTAATCTCCACAATCGAGTTATCGGTTATCGGTCCTGCGGGATTGCAGTTTCCCGATAGACCGATTATCTCATAAAACGGTTTCGTTGTCAAGAGGAAACGACTCCAAAACTGAGTCACCGTCAAGATGCGCCGCTGTCCATTCGGCGTCTCCGTTATAAGCTAGCAGTTTGATAGTAGCTAGCTTGTCATGATTATCAGGTCACGAATGACTCAGTAATTGGAGATTCTCAAGCTAGCTTTTGATTACGTGTCGCGGCAGACACTAGAGCTAGACTTACAGAGAATGTTGAGATAGCCTGAGTATATAAAACCTCATGCTCTCGATTGTGCTTACATTACCAATGGATTAGCTGCATAGCTTGATACGTTGCCAGCTCGTTAACGAGTTTACTGATTTACTTCGACGTTGCAAACGCGAATGGCGACACTCATTTTGTGCTCACCAAACTCTCTAGCCTTGAATACTAGAGTTTCTGATGCAGCATTCAACATAGAGTTTACTTGCTGAAGTGCTTTATCTTCAGTAGTTGCGACAGCGACCATAGAACCTGACAGCGTAACATATGCTTTCATGGTATCTCCAGCGAAGCTGGCAACCTACCAAGCCATGCAACCAATCCTATAAATACTTGGATTCTGTGGAACCTATCAACTGATTTGAGTTTAATTGATAGAGTCGAGATTGAGCATGTTTTCGAGCATCTTCACTTCCTGTGATTCGCTCATCTTGCTCTTGCCGATGCTCATCTCATCATTTGAGCGAGCTTCAACAGCTTCCTCGGTCGTCATTCCCTGCGCCTTTGCTTTGATGAAGAACTCAGCATCGTCAGCAATGGCACGGAGAACAGGGATTGCATCAGACGGCGTAACGCACAGAGTCTGAAACATGACGACAATCGTTTTGTAGAGGGACAACTGAATACGATTGAGTTGCTTGCTATTCATACATTCTCCGTTAGTTGAATGTTGATAGGCTCTACAGAACCCAAGTATTTACTTGGTTGTTTTATATTACGAATATAGGATTTAATACGCTTGCCTAGCTGATGCTAGACTGTGGTAGGATTGTTGGTGAATGACGGCGCTTTCTTACGCAGTATCGGAGTCATTGGCTGCTGACTCGCTAGCCGAATCTTCCGCCGTAGCTGAATACCGTTGTATCGTGCTACGTTCACGTATGCCCTTGCGTGCTGTGTTCTCAATTCCGGGTCATACCTTACGTTCTCAATTGGACCTTTTCTATACGTCCATTGCGATTCCATGTAGGTTGCTGGCGTCTTACTCATTTGGCGCTTCATGGTAACTCCCATGCTAGGCAAGCCTACTAAACCCTATATTCTACTACCCATGCTAGGTAACTCTGCTCAAGGATGCAGACTCCCATAAGGTAGCCAACAGCGTGCGCCCAACTATGTAGGCATTATCAACCCGCGCTTATCGGGCCGTGTTTTTACGTGTCACGCGTGCAAGCCTAGCATGGCTCTGCTATACCTCAGCATAGCATCGAATACGGCACGGCCTAATCAAAGGATAGACACAATTGGCAACAGTAAGCCAATGGTGAGTAGTCAAACCTACAGCATAGCACTCCGTTCAGAGGTCCGGCATGGTAGCATTCGTGCTACCTGCTAGCCGCGACCGTCGAACAGTAGAACTGCATCAGGAATGCCAGCAAAACACCACAATACCTAGTATTGCAAAACTGTGTATCACTACATCTTGTGGTCGTGGTATCTGTGAGGCAGACTAATGTAAACTTTCGCCTCAGATTGGCTGACTATCTATTACTGGTGTATCACAGTTTGTGTAACCCCAATAGGTTGTGGATGGGTTTCGCTTTATGGGACAAAGGGTAGTTAAAGTACGTCAATCGTCAATACATCACCAAAGAATACCACTAAGTCATATCATAGAGTACCTTAGAGTACCTTTACAGGGGTGCATATACCTGCACGTAAGGTTCCATATCTGCACACCCTTGCCGGATATTAATCTAGTGTTTGTCAGTCCAATACCAACTCATTCCTGAATGGTTCCATCATATCGAAATCGTGAATCATTCAAATAGTGAAATTTTCATCACCTTCCAAGCAAATTCTCAACAAAAACAGCCGATTTTCTTCTTGACTTTTCGGGCGAAGCCCGGTATACTACGCGCCTACGGGCAATCTCTAATAGATTTACTGAAGGATTTGAAATGCTAATAGAAGATGAGGAACTGAAAAGGAGAATTGAGTCTCCTTCTAATCTTCTGAATAGACTCAAGACCATCACTACGTCTCGTGATAGGACATCTTCATTGCCGGTTATTAACATTCCGGCTTTGCCTCCATCTGCTGATGAAGTTATTGAAGATATAGAGAAGAAGATTACCATTGGTTCCATCAAAGGTAAAGCTTTAGGCATTATGAGTTCAGCACTTGACGAACTCAAAGAGAAACTTCCTGAGATTGGTAAGCCGGATAAGCTTTCTAAAGTCATTGCTGATATGAGCAAGGTATATGACTCAGTAGAGAACAGAAACATGCCGGCTGTGCAAGCGGCTCAGATTATTATTTATGCACCACAGATTGTATCGGAAGATACATTCAACATTGTTGAGATGACTGATTAGTCTCCAATGGCTGATATTACTCTTGATGCATTCGTTGACGGTGGTGGTTCATTCTATACCCATACGTGTGCGGGTAACAATCGAATTCTTTTTCTTGTTACTCGTGGAGATACGGTTCCATTCGTTAATGGAGTTCGGGCGGCTCTTCTCAAATCGATGTCGTTTGCTGCTGACCCATCGATTAGCTCATTTGGTTTTATTAATTTATATGTAGTTCAGAATCCCCTACTTGGTGCAAACGCTGTTACATTTCCTCTTGGTTCAGTTGTTTGTATTTCAGCTTCGTACAAACATCCCAATCAACCAATTGGATTATTTGAATTAGCTACTGCACAATCTGCAAATGCTGCTACAACCTTTACAAGTTCTATAACTTCAAGTGTTAATAAATGTCTTGCTGTATTTGCACAAGCTGCCTATGCTTTTGGCGGGGCGCCAACAGCCGGTGCCAACCTAACCTATCGTGGTAGCTATTCAACCTCAGTCAACGTCCCCTCCATTTTCGATAGTAACACAGTAATTAGCCCGGCTGGATTGTTTAGTGGAACTACAAATACAGGCGGTTCAGGAGCTGCAATTTATCACATAATGCAGTTGATTGGACCCAACCCAGGTAATAAGGTAGTTGGTCCCATTGGCTCAGCATTCGTGATACCGGGCAATACTATCTTTGCTATGCCTGCTAGAGCTATCAACATTGAATACTCCACTACAGGTGCAGCTATTCTAGAAGCTTCTCTTGATAACGGAGATAACTTTGTTACAATAGATACAGCTCCAGGTGCAGGCTTAAGAACAGTAGCTGGTGTCGTTGCATCTTGCATTAGGCCATCTGCCGATATTACAGTCGTTTTCAGGAAGACTAAATCGAGGTTCTAATGGCAACTACTCAGGTTAAGATTGGTCCAATTGAGACGCTAACGCAGAACGTTGCGTTTGCATTACCGGCTAGGCAAGTAAGGGTAATGGCATCAGCGGCTATTGAAATCTCTCTTGACGGTTCTACGTGGGCAACGCTAGCAAACTCAACTACTGGTGCTGATTGCACCGCTGTATTTGTACGTTGCACCACGACTAATGCACTGCTTGCTTGTAAGGTTTAGTGGCTTTCACTGGTAAGGAATGGAAACCTACAAAGAAGCAAGAGAGGTTTCTATCCTTACCACTCTCAATTAAAGAAGCCTTATACGGTGGTGGTGCAGGTAGCGCAAAGACAGACGTTCTATTAATTTACGCTTTAGTTCATGGATGGCATAAGCATCCTGGATTCAAACAAGTATTCATGCGTAGAACATTTCCTGAGTTGAGGAACGAAGTTATTCCTCGCTCTAGACAGTTATATCCTAAATTTGGTGCTACATTAAATAAATCAGATATGGCATGGACGTTTCCGGCTCCTGACCAATTTGGCGGGAGAGGAATGACCAATGCTGGTGCAATGATTTTCCTTGGTCAATGTGAAGATGAAAACGATGTTCACAAATATGATTCAATGGAAATCAATCTCTTTACTCCCGATGAGCTTACTTCTTTTCTTGAGTTTATTTATTTGTATGTTGGGTTCACTCGTGTACGTACTTCTATCAAGGAACTACCGGCCATAATTCGTGCGGCTGGTATGCCTGGTGGAGTTGGGCATACATTTGTTAACAAACGATTTGTATTACCGGCTCCGCCAGGAACTATTATTGTTGGTCGAGGTGGAGTCAAGAGAATTTATATTCATGCTACGTTAGCAGATAACCCACACATTGACCCAGGATATAGACAGTCTCTTGAAGCATTACCAGAAGCAGAGAAACGAGCCAAACTCTACGGAGATTGGGATTCTTATTCTGGTCAAGTATTTGATGAATTCAGAGACAGAGCTTATCCTGATGAACCAGAGAATGCTCTACATGTAATTGATGAATTTGAAATCCCCGCTTGGTGGCCTAGAATAGTAATTGGTGACTGGGGATTTGCGGCTATGACATGGATTGGATGGGGAGCAATTAGTCCATCTAAACGTCTTTATATCTATCGTGAACAATGGTGGGTAAAGACTAAGATTTCAGAATGGTCGCCAGTTGTTAAAGAGCTGATTGAAATTGATAAGCCTAGACTGGTTAAGTTCTGTAAATCAGCCGGTAACGAAGTTGGACAGGAGCATACAATCCAAGAGCAAATCAGTGAGGCTCTTGGAATACAGATTGAACTGACTACTAATTCACCTGGAAGCCGCATCTCAGGCAAACAGCTTATTCATGAGTATATGAGATGGAAGCCTAGACCTACTGTACTTAAAGAACGTCCTGTCTATAACGAAGAGCATTCAATGTGGCTTCTTCGTAACAGAAGTATGGACGAATATAAATCGTATATGAATTCACTGGTTGAACCTGAACCAGAAACCAATATCCCTAAGCTACAAATTTTCAGTTCATGCAAGATGTTGATTGACGCAATCAAAGCTTGCTCTTACGATAAGAAGAAAATTGAAGACATTGCGGCATTTTCAGGTGACGACCCTATTGACGGCCTACGCTATTTGGTCGATGGGGCAGAGAACTATTTTGAAATTGCTGGTGATGAGTTTAAGAGAATCCAAAAGCA